TCAACGCTTGTCGGTAGCTACCAGCCGCTTCTAATCTCAGGTAGCACGGTAACACTTGATAGTACCTCTACAGGGAAGGCAGTTCTCAGCAGCACCGGCCTAGCAGTAACCGGGACGCTGAGTAGCACCCTTGGCGCAACCATCCAAGGCTTGACCGTGGGCCTTGGTGCTGGTGCTGTGTCTACCAATACTGCGGTGGGTACTAACGCTTTGGCGGCAAACACAACTGGAAACTCTAATGTGGGCTTGGGAAATCAGGCTGGGCAATTAAACACTACCGGAACAGATAACGTTTACGTTGGTTCTGTCGCTGGATACAACGCTATTGGCTCTTCGGCCAATACGGGTGTTGGTTCTCAAGCCTTAAGAAATGCTACAGGCGGCAATAACACTGGTGTCGGTTATTTTTCTGGCACGGCAATTACTTCTGGAGTGTTCAATACATCATTGGGCGCAGGTTCACTCTACTCCAACACCACAGCATCTAACAACACTGCCGTAGGTTATCAATCTCTTTATTCAAACGCAACAGGTCAATATGTAACTGCATTTGGGTATCAAGCAGGTTTTTCAAATACAGCAGACAAAAACTTGTTTGTAGGCTCAAGGGCTGGTTATTTTAATACTTCCGGTACAAATAATGCTTTTGTAGGTAACCAAGATACGAACGGATACGCCGCTGGTTACAGCAACACAACTGGTTCAAACAACACTGCATTAGGTTCAGCCGCACTCCCAAACAACACCACAGCCTCTAACAACACTGCTGTGGGTTATCAGGCTGGGTATACGAATAGCACGGGAGCAGGCAATACTTTTTTAGGTTACCAAGCGGGGTATGGTTCAGCCGTAGTTTCTGCATCGGCATACAACCTTTGCGTTGGTGTTATATCCGGTTATGGATTAACTACAGGAACATACAATACTTTTGTTGGTGGGGTTTCATCTGGACAAGTAGTTACAGCAGGCTCCAAAAACACCATCCTCGGCAACTACAACGGCAACCAAGGCGGCTTAGACATTCGCACAGCAAGCAACTACATCGTGCTGTCTGATGGGGATGGGAATCCACGGCTTTGGCATGACGGAAGTGGAACTTTATCAATAAGACCAGATTATTTAACACCAACTAAAGGATATGGTTTTGATAATGCAGAATTTTATCCATCCCCTGATAACAATTCATCTTTAGGATTATCTAATTATAGATGGACTACTGTTTACGCAACAACTGCATTGATAAATACATCTGATGCAAATCTAAAACAACAAATACGCAGTTTAAATGACGCTGAGAAAAATGTGGCTCAAGCCATTAAAGGTTTAATTAAAGCCTATAAATTTAACGATGCTGTTGCAAAAAAAGGCGATGGTGCAAGGATTCACATTGGGGCTATTGCACAAGAAGTTCAAGCGGCATTTGTTGCAGAGGGTTTAGACCCCAATCGCTATGCTATGTTTTGTTCAGACACTTGGTATGAAGTGGATGGTAAGCCATCAGCAACAGCTATTGAGCCATTTACCGTAGAAACACCAAATGCCGTAGAAGTTACCCGACTTGGATTGCGCTACGAAGAACTTCTAGCGTTTGTTATTTCAACACTTTAATCAACTGAAAGGAGCCTAATCATGGCAACAACTTTTTCCACAACCATCACTTCAATGTACACATTGAATACCCCATCACCTGACTACGTTGTTAATGCAATTTGGCAGGTAACCGGAGTATCTGGTGAATACACCGCCTCTATTGGCGGCAACACGCAGTTCAACTCTGCTGACCAAGAGGGTGCAATCGTTCCTTATGCAAGCCTGACTGAAAGCATCGTAGTTGGCTGGATTCCTGAGTCTGCTATTGCAAGCGCACAGCAGTGTGTGCAGGGACAACTGGACAGTCTCGCCAACCCTCCTGTTAGCCCGGCCAATACAGCTTTGCCTTGGAGTGCAGCATGACCCTCGATCTCGACATCAACGAAATCAACTTTATCTTGCAAACGCTTGGGCAGTTGCCCTCGTCCAGCGGCGTGTGGCCTCTTATCGTCAAAGTCAAAGAGCAGGCCGAAGCGCAAGTGCCTGTAGCAGAGTGATGGAAACGCAACACCTAATCAACTATGGCCTGATGACCGTAATGGCAGTCATTGGCTGGTTTGCCAGAGAAATGTGGTCAGCCGTAAAGGAACTCAGGTCAGACTTGGCGGTGTTGCGCTCTGAACTTCCAAGGGACTATGTTTGCAAGAACGACTATCGGGAAGATGTCCGAGAGTTAAAAGAAATTATGAACAAAGTTTTTGATAAATTGGATAGCAAGGCTGATCGGCAATGAATGCGCTGGCTTGTCCTACTTTTTCCTTTGCTTTTGGGGGCAGGCACATCGTGCAATGTTGGTGAGTTTAAGGTGCTGGCGCTGACTACGCATGACCCAACTAGGCGCAAAGAAGTAACGCTGGACTGGTTAAAAAAGAATGGTGAGCAATGCTCCAAGGAGCAACTGACAGGGCTGTTTAACGCATTACCCGAGTGGCTTGGGACAGCAGATAACTTTGAAATCAGGGGCTTAATTTATGAATTCTTCAGACCTGAAAAGTAGGCTTACTTTTACCGTCACAGTGATGGTGGCTTTAACCCTTTGTATTGCTGTGCTTGGAATGGTAACGGCGTTCTTGCTCGGGTTGTGGGCCAAGGAAGTTGATAACGCAGAAATCTTCTCCCTGCTATCTCCTGCCTTCCAAACAATTATCGGGGGCTTCATTGGACTACTGGCGGGTGTGCGTTTGTCCCATGATGAAGATAAATGATTGATGCGCTGCGCTGGTATCCAATCCTGCCGGTGGTTGGCTACCCGACAAAGTTTGATGTCGTCAATCAGCGCATGGAACGTCTGGATGCTGAGAATTTAAATTTGTTAAGGTCACAGCGGGCCGAGCATAAAATGCGTGACTTAGAGTTTGAGTTGTATGTCAAACGGGCAGACCAAGCCAAACTAAGATTAGAGATATTCCAAAATCGAAAGGTAGATTTACTATGTTAGGACTAGACGCAATCGTTAATATCGGCGGTAAGTTGATTGACAAGTTAATCCCAGACCCAGAAGCCAAAGCCAAAGCGCAACTTGAACTTGCTACGCTGGCGCAAAGTGGTGAGTTGGCTAAATTAGCAAACGAGACTGAACTCTACAAGACTGAGCAAAATAACCTAACACAACGGGTTCAGGCCGACATGAGCAGTGACTCTTGGTTGTCCAAAAATATACGCCCAATGACACTTATTTTTATTTTGCTGGCCTATTCTGGCTTTGCCATTGCTTCCATTTTTAACTTGGAGACTCGTGGTGCTTACGTTGAGTTGCTAGGCCAATGGGGTATGCTTGTCATGTCGTTCTATTTTGGCGGCAGGACTATGGAAAAGATTGCGGATAGGATTAAAAAATGACACCACATTTTACACTTGCGGAGTTAACGCATACCGACCACCGCGAACTGGAGAACAATCCAAATGAAACTGAATTTGCAAACATTCAAAGACTGGCTGAATTCCTTGAAAACCTCAAAACCCTACTTGGCGGTAAGCCGATTATGGTCAACTCTGCGTTCAGGTCAAAAGCCGTAAATGATGCCGTAGGCAGTAAAGACACAAGCCAACATAGGTTAGGGTGCGCGGCTGATTTGCGCGTGCCTAGCATGACTCCTGATGAGGTTGTGAGGGCTATTATTGCGTCTGACTTGGGTTATGACCAAGTGATAAAAGAGTTTGACCGCTGGACGCACGTTAGCATCCCTAACGTTGCCGGCACTGTCCCTCGCAAACAGGCGTTAATTATTGATAAACAAGGAACTAGATTGTTTGTTACTTAATTCAAGCAATTCGTGTTCGCTGATTCCGTAGTGCTTTTCAAAACCTTTGTGCCCAAGCCCATGGACACCCGTGTTACCGCGATGATGTTCTGTGCATAAACCAATGACAGGGGAGTTGTCACGTTTGCCACCAAATCTGCGTATGTGATGAATTTCGCATGGCGTTTGTCCAAAGTCGAGGTAACGGCACAAAATGCATCCCAATGATGCAATTTGCTCATAGTGTTTCTTTGTAGTATTTTTCATCAAATGACTTTAAAGCAGATTGAGGAACCGAGTAAAACTCACCGCTACCGACACTTGTTAGATTCTCAGGTCGCAAAAATTTGTCTCGCGCAATTACGCCGACAATACGCACATGAGATGCTCGAATTTCAGTTAAAACAAAAAAGTCGCATGGCTTTTCGACAGACCAACTTACAGCGTTAAGATTACCGCCAGTAGTGTAGGTACTTTTTACATCTATGGTTCTGCCATCCAATAGTGTTAAGTCTGCACCAAATTTTCTAAAATCACAATTTAGGTCAAAATTTAGGTTTAAAACTTTAGCCACTGCATACTCAGTAATTACCCCATCAATGCACATTTGTAATCCATTTTGTTTAATGTCTTGTTTACCTTCGGGGCGATGCTGTGCGGTAATTGTGTAACGCATTTTGCCTATAAACCAGCAAATTTCCAATTCAGTCACTGTAGGATAAAAATTTAAATATCTTTTGTTAAAAGGAACCATTTAATTCTTTCGGTTTATATTTTTTCAGTTTTCTATATTTTGCCCAAGTAGCATTTTGAGTGCGTTTGAAACCTTCCAAATGCAGTTGTTTGTAAGCCTGCGCCCTGTTGGGTGCATTCAGAACAATATGCTCCTCTATGCAACTCCAAAACTCTATTTTCTTGCTGGACATTGCCTACCTTGATCGCAGTGGTTGTTGCAGGGTGGGCAGATGTCTTTGTGCCGCTGGATGTCTGCTGCTGACGCATCTCGGTCAATGAACTCGTCATCGTTCAGCCAAGTGCGCAAGATCAACCGCTTTCTCCAGCCCGTCACGGCTTTGATTGCGTCAAATGCTTCGTCTTCGTCTGATTTCATTTTTGCTCCTTAATTTTGCAAACAAGCCAGTTAATAAACATTTGAATTGCTACGCCAAAC